AGGCACGCATGTAAGCGTCAAAGTCAGTGAGGTTATGTACATCATCAGACATAGCAAAGAACTCTGACAACGCCTTAGTCATGTCATCATTAGGATTTTCCTTTGCAAGCTTGAGGAATGTAGTCAATGCCTCTTCTGATTCAGAACGCATTGCTTCAACTTTTTCTGTAACTCGTTTTGCAACACTTGATTCTTCAAAATCTAAACCTTGCAGCCTAGCTCCTGTAAGATAACGAGAACGTTTCACGTTTGTAAGACCAACAATCAAACGATCAGCAGCAGCCTTCATAGGTCCATCAGTATCAAGGATGTCAGCAACACCCGAGATTTCTCTCATGCCAATACCAAGATCTCGTATCTGTTTAAACAAAGAAGCATTAATAATATCTGCAGCTAAAACATTCTGGTTAGTCCAAGCAGGAAGACCACCAATAGTATCAGCATTTTCTGAAAATGATTTCCAAAAAACATCTGGATCCATATCAGAATAATCACGACCCATTGCTTGGCGTACCCGATCAAATGCAGGACCATGTTGGGCACGCATTGATTTACCAGCGGCTTTAGCCTTTTTCAACATTTTTTGATAACGATCATCACCGACAAGTGTCTGAGCCATACGCTTGAATTCTGTCTCTGTTACATCAACAGAACGTGCCATGGTCTCAAGCTGACGTGACGTAAATACGTTGTCAGTAGAACCAGCACCAGGTGTTGGCCAAGACCTACCTAAGTTGTCAGCTTGCTGTGCCACATCAAAAGGTTTCTTACTTGATACGGGGTTACCTTGCCAAGGGTCAGCATAGTCTTTATTTTTAGAAGCTCGGAATGTATTACCAGGCTGACCAGCAGGTGGTACTTCAGTAGGATCAAGTCCTTCTATTTCAAGTTGTTGTGTATTGGATTCACGAACACGAGCATCATCTGCAATCTCAGCAGTAGCAGATTCTTGTAGTTGGTCATCTCTATTCTTTAGACGATCAGCATCAACCTTTTTGCCGTCAGCAAAACGACTAATGATCTTACTGATTGCTAAGTCAAGACCAACACCTTCAGCCATATTCTTCAGTGTTTTAAAGAATGGGTGTTCATCATCTTTTGTCCCCAACACTGGATTGATAGTGGAGTCGAATCCAGACTGAAGAAACTCACCAGCCCAAGGAATACGTTCTAAGATCTTGCTATCAGTAATAGCTTGAGTGGCATTCTCTTCTTGAGATTGTGATGACACAAGATCAGATGCTGCACCAAGAGCGGTACCTCTAATAGCAATACTTGAAATGCCTCTACCAATACCTGCTGCACCACCTGTTACTGCAAGGGATCCATAGTGAACACCTTGCTTGAGAAACTCACCCCACCACGTGTTAGTAAGGTTATTCTTTTCAACATCCTCTAAATAGCCAATGACTCCTAGAGGATCAAAGTCAGTCTGAGCTTCTCCTGTTTCCTCTATTTCTTCACCAAGACGACCTGTCGCCATATCAACCATTCTTTCAGGAAAAGAAAGTATTGAGCTGGCTGATAGTGCTAGGCCACCAACGGTTCCACGTTTTAATTCATCTACAACATTAACGTCGGACTCTTCATCCTCGTTGTTTTCTTCTTGAAGAAGACTTGCCTCTTCAGCTTGTTCTTGGTCGCGCCTATCTTGCACGCGAGCTGCAAAACCCTCAAGTTGATCTTGTATCTCTTGAGGATCAATTAAATTTGGATCAATCATTACGAGTTAAGCTCGGCTAGTTCTTCCGGCGTGGCATGTTTCAAGCCAACCCATCTACCAGGTCCACCGCTTTTCCATAGAGAAGCAAACATCTGGTCTTGGGTTGCCTCATTAAATTTACGGCTACGTGAAAAACCTAGAGTAGAAATCAATTCTCTAAAAGTATCTCTTGTAAACTGATAGCGACCAACAGCATGTAAACGACCTTGTGAGATCCACTGTGCATCAGTTACATCTAGTTCAGCTTGGAGATCGATGATTTCTCCAATTGTCATGTCAGTCAGTGCACGTCCACCGTGCTGACTCATATTCCTAATGTCCCCTGAGTAACCTTCAGTTTTGTTACCACCGTCAACACCTATCTGGTTAACAGCGTTATAACCACCGACACTATCAGATTCATACTTACCTACAATGTCAGACTTACGCCTCATAGATGTAGAAAGAGGTGAGTTAGTGAGTGCAGGGCTGTTGTAGTCAACAGTGCTTTGAGATCTAAAAATACGAGACCTGGTACTAAACGGCGCAGCTAACACTTGCTGTAATGCAGGCTCAGCTTTTTCGTAAGCCTCCCTGCTGGAATCTTTCCCAAGTTCTTTTCCGGTATGTGCACGGTATTGCATATTAGCAAGGTCCCAAGCAGTAAGTTTTTTGTGGCCACGGGCAAGGTTGCGATAATAATCAGGTATTTCTCCAGTATTTTGAAAAGATTCAAGTTGCTTAAGATGAGCTTCAGTTCCAGGAATGACAGTTGTGCTTAGGTCAAAAGTTCCGTTGCTGTATTGTTGAAGAAATTTTCTTCCGTTGTTTATTTCTTCAGCAGCACGATGATCTCGTTCAACGTCATTACCAAAACCAATGGTGTGATAAAGCTGAGAACGAGTAAATGTATTACCATCCTTATCTTGCATTTCATCACGCACTGTTTTTAAATATCCAAGCTGATCTTTCCTGGCAAGCTGATGAGCTTTTTCAGGAGTAGCACCGTCCATGATATAACCTTGGTACAAACGTGTGTACTCACTACGTACATTTGCAATCACTGTTTGATAATTTACAGAACCTACATCATCAACACCAACAGCTTCAGTTGTAATTTCATTTGCCATAGAAGATATATGACCTTCCGAAGCTTTAGCAACTCCTGGTGGTGGCTTGGCCAGACCATTAGCCTGTGCCTCATCAACTTCTGACTGATACTGTGCTGCAAGTTCTGGACTAACATTATCTAAGTCAGATTGAATTAGATAACCACGGCCCACACCAACTTGCAATTGTGTGTCAAGTATTAGTTTGTCAGCCGCATTGTCACGATTCTCAGTACGGGTTAAGTATTGCTTATAAAATTCAAATTCATGTGGTGCGATAGCATAGTTAGTATCTTCAGAAGCATCCTGCTGCATCTGATAGATCTGTTCAGGAGTAAACCTTGCACCTGGATTTTCTTGTAGGATGCGGTAAAAGTCTATTTCCTTTTGTCGAATAGCAATTTTTTTAAGTTGCTCATCTTGTTGAAATCTACCCATCTTTATATCTTCCTGATCTTGCTCTAGTTTTGCAAACCTTGGGTGTTCCTTAAAAGGCTTACCATTTACAAGCTCTTCACCCAATCCTTCAAGATCAATTAAATTACCAGCCTGCCCTTGCTTTCTATTGATCTCAGCAAGTTGCTCTAATGCACCTGATCTGCCAAGATAATTACCTTGATTATCTTTAGTATGTTGCACATTAGAAACAAAATTTTCTAAAGTACCACCGTTGACTAAATCGGCTTCAGCCTTACTACGAATAGCTGTTGACTGATCACGATCATTAGCATCTTCAAGTAACTTGATCTCACTGTTCTTAGCTTTGGTATAAGCAGGGATTGCATACTTAGCAATCAGACTTGTAGAGTAGTTTTCAGCAAGACCATTCAAGAAGTCAGCGCCTTGAGATTTGATATAAGCAATCTTTTGTTCATGCGTTAGATTATTTTCTGCAAAGTAAGCAGCAGAGCTTTCACTTAGGCTTGAGTTAAACTCGTTAACATCATCAACAATACCTGCTCTTTTCAGTGCAGCGATGTGATAACCGTTGAGACGACGGATGCCTTGAACAACAGACATACGTTCACCATTCTCTTCAGCCTTACTAACAATTTTGTCAGTAGCTTTAGTAGATTCCTCAAGCTCAGCTTCTAGTTCATCTTGCTTAGCACGGTGTTCATCAAGCTTTTCTTGTGTGTCAATACCAAGCTCATTAAAAACAGTAGCTTCTGTTTGAAACCTCTTGATGCGTTGTTCTTGTACAGCACCCAGAACATCACCTAAAGTAGTAGATAATTTAGATAGCGCCTCTAGACCTTGACCTGAGTTTGATGCATTTAACAGACGTGTCTGGTCATTAGCATTAACGGACTGGTTCCTACGATCGATACCTTTCTCTAGTGAGTTGTGTAAGTCACGAAGTCTGTCTGAATACGCGGGTGTGGGGTCAGGATTGAAGTCCCTAGACCCAGATGTAATTCCTGAATACGTCATACTAAGTCACTCAATTGTTGTCCTTCAGGTGCAAAGCTGTTGTAAGTACTTGCGCCACTGACTGCTGCACCAGCAAGACCAGCAACAAGACCAAGTTTGCTAGGTCCTTTAACAAATTCGACCTTCTTACTCGGGGCAGGACCCTCACGGAATGGAGTAGCAACTTGTGCAAAGAGTTTCTGTCTCTGTGCATCAGCCGACTTACGTGCCTTATCGACATTACGCTTACTAGCAATATCAGAACGTGTGAGGTTAGATACCATCATTGCTCGTTGTCTACCAATCTCTTTGGCAGCATTCTTTCCATAACTACGAGATCGACCACCTTCCTTGACAGAAGATTCTCCTAGTAACTTTGCGACTAATGTTTGATCTTCGACTAAATATTTATTAATCCGATCGTCTTTAGCTAATTCTTCTTCAGCAGCAAAGCCTGCAAACGCTAATGCTTGAGCATCTTGTTGGCGTTCAACATCCATGACATCCTGATTGTATTCAGCAATGCCACGTAGGTTGTCTAGTTCATACTTTCTGTTTCTTTGATTTGCTTGGTTAGCAATTGATCTGTTCTGAGCAGCAGCTTGATCTTGGGCTTGTTGATGTCCAGCTACGGCTGAAAGCCCTGAAGCACCTGCACTCAATAGACCTAAACCAAGGCTAACGGGTTCGCACACGGCAAAATTCTATAAAGGTTAAATTGTTTGGTCCATGAGTTAGTTCCCGAAGAAACTTAAAGCCCAAGAACTTGAGAAGCTTAAGGTGTGTTGTATTACGTTTATCTGCTATGTTCCAAAGCAACTCTTCAGGTCGGCTTTCGATATAGCGTTTAGCTTCCCGTGCAAACGTAATAGGAAATGTAGATATAACAGGTGTACATAACATCCAGATCTCTCCGTTGTTACCTACACCGGCTGCACCAGCGATCACTCCTGCAGGTGATGTGAAATAAACAGAGTCTGTTTGTTTAGCACCTATAGGTAGAGTGAGCTTCGGGTCATGTCCATGTCCCTCCACTACCTCTCTGTAATCATCTGGACGTAAGTTACAGGCCACCTCATAGGCAGCCTGCATAGTTATTGGATGGATAATCTTAGACACGCTTATGATTCATAGGGGTGTAATCACCCTCCCATGACATTGAAATAAGAGCACATGGACCAGGGTGAGTGGTAGATATAAGAGGATCAAAATTGATATTACGTTGATATACTGGTATAGTTATTGTGACATTTTTATCAACTTGTGGCAGGTCAGACTTAAAAGTAGTACTGTTACTAGGCGTCTGATCAATATCTATTGAATCAAATTGATACCCAAAAGGAAGTCCTCCATCCTTAACCAAGGTTACTGACAATTCACTGAATATATCAAAATGAAAGTGAATACGCTGGATAACAAGTGAAGCTGTTACATCAGATGTAGCAGTAGTGCCTTTTTTTTGTTTAACATAAACCGTAGGAAGCTCTATTGCAGCGTTAATTAAATTTCCAATAATAATTGACTTACCTGCAAAGTTACCATGAAAAACATAATCATCCCCAGAATTATTCTTTAGCGAGTATGTCTGCCCTGTATCAGAATCTACTGCATACACTCCTGAAGTAATGTCATTAACAGTACGATTAGGCCAACTAACTGTAGTTGTATTATCTGCACTATTGTAAGAACCTGCTGTAAGAAACTCCATAGAATCTAAATGAATTTGGGTATAAAAAAATTTACCAAATTTATCAGCGTTCTTGTATGTAAACAAATCATCAGTTGAATTAATAGAAATAATTTCAGGTTGCAAATTAATTACTAATAGCTTATGATCTGTAGATACTAAATAAAGGCTGTCATCCAATATAAACGTATATTCAATATTATATGAAAAATTCCATGTAAACCATGAGCCTTGAAGACGTTCAGAACCAGTGTTAAAATATCGATATAAGAACATTTGCGATGACCCACTTTTAGTAAAGAAAATCGTATTATTTTCTCTGCTAATAGCTATAATATCAATAGAATTAGGCAGTAACTTAGATACAACTTTAGTTACATCAACAATTTGTGGCTCACCCTCACGTTTAATATCAAACATCTCAAAGAATCGAGAGTATGATCCAGCAGCATCAAGAAAACCAACAGTAGTTCCAAGACTAATTGGTGTGGTTTGTGGGCTATACCTATAAGTAGATATGTTAGATAGCTTTGCAGTATTGGGTGTCAGTGAATCACTATCAGTATGCAACATGAACTGTTGAGTTTCACCAAAGATAAGCAAACCAGTATTAGTCTCAATGCAATCAATAAACTTAGTTGGTTGTGTAGAGCTAGATGTAATATCAATAGGATCATTACCAGACACTACAAGTGCAGTGTTGTTAAAGAAGTTATAAATATCATCAGCCTGACTAAGAATCACATTATCATCGCACAAAAATCCTAGACGGTTCCTATGAAAAAATGTTTGTGTTAATTGTTTTCCTATAAATGTAGGGAAGGGATTAGTGTTGTCATCACCTACCTGTCTATTTACCCAAGCCACACCACCATCTGCTTGTGGTACTGTTACTTGGAAGCTAATAGGACTTGTATTTAAGCGTTGAATAATGACAGGCAACGTCCCAGGATTAATTCGATAGTGAACATCGTCTGAAGGAGCTGAAGGTCGAAGAGTTTCTTCCCACTTACCCGGCCCATCAGCACCATTGTTACCAACAAATTTTAAATAAAAGTCATCTTCTTGGGATTCACTACTGTTAACAACTTTTACAACCATCCCATTTTTACACTGTCTTGGAAGTTCACTTACATCATTTACTTCAGTTGATGTGATCCTCCAAAGATCAGGTTCTGGTGAGGTTACGTTGAAAGCTGAGTTGTGCGAAAGAAAGAATCCATTTCCAATCTTTTCAACATGAGGCGTAAGTGAAGAAGTTGCTTCATCTAGATCGAGTACACTGTCAGCAGAAATAGTATGGTTACCGTCAAAACTTGTTGGCTTAGGTCTAAAAGTACCTAAATCAAGTTTTGTTTTAATTGGTTGAATTTCCTCAATAAAAATTTTGTAGGTAACACCCTTCATCACTGCTGTAACAAAAGCAGGTTGATTATTAATTTGTAGCTTATATTCATCTCCACCATGTAGAAGCTCTACAGAAGTATTGTAAATCCCTACATACTCATCACCATTAATAGTAGAACCTGCATATCTAGATAAATTTACTTGACCAACAGTTGTCAAGCGGACAATCATTCCTGTTCCGGGATCAGAACCATTAGTACATTCAACAATTTCAGTACCTTGAAATGGAAGCTCAGGGTCAAGACCTTGATATGTATTGCCACTTGTATTCCTATCAATACTTAAAACCTTATTGGCACTATCTGTAATGTTGCCAGTCTTACTAGCTTGGTAAAAAGGAGAATCTGTTTCAGCACCTAAGCTTACTCTAGTCACTCGACCTTTATTAACACTACCGCTTGTATATGCTTCAGGTGCACTAGGACTAGCTACATCAAAAGCATATTCTCTGCCATGTGAAACTTGACGTAGCTCAACATATGTTTGAAAGTGTTCGTCGTCCGCAGCAGCAGTTATATCTGTAGAAGTCGTAGAAGATCTACCTACTGAAAATGCACGGGTGGGTTCTAAAAGTGAAGTATCTTTTTGTACAGTAACTAGAGAGTTGGTAACAAAGGTTGTATCAGCAACAGTTAAAAACTTAAGATCAGTGTCAGAGCTGTGGTTTAAATATGATACGTGAGAACTAGCACCATTTACTGTGACTGCAGAACCATCAGCCACCTTCCACATATTGACAGTACCATTACGTTGAATCTGGCCTATGTATGCACCCTCAGATTGGTCACGATAATAACTAAACCAAGAACCAGTACTGGTAGCACCACTTAATGCATTTATAAATTTGGAGCCAGGACGTTTGACAAGTCCTTCTGTAATGTCAGGAATAAAGTTAGATATTAACTTGCATGTGCCTGGAAGCTTCAGTTGATCAGGCTGCTGTGAGATGCCTCCAATTAAGCTTGGGATTGTTTGAGTGATACTTGTCATTAGCGCCTTAATGCATGATGTGGTTTATATGCTTGATAGGACGTGCCATCTGGCCAACCCATAAAGGTGTGGTCGCCTTGATCACATTCGTATTCCATACAAGCTGCACGTGACTGTGCCTCCTGTGTAGCTAATAGTTGCACCAGTTGGGGGTTAGCAACTAACTGAGTAGCTGCACGACCTGATGCACGGTGTGTGATATACCTCTGGAATACAGAAGGTAAGTCATCAAATTCATACAGAGTCACTACATCTAAATAAAGATCAGTAGTAAATACATCGGTATGATTGTACTTATCATACAAGCGACCATTACGTTTAACTACGTCTGTAGTCTTAATGTTTTGACCGTCAGTAACATCATAACGTATAACATTTGGCGAGACAATAAAATGTCCATCAATGTTTGGTGATTGCTTAAAGTTATATTCGGTATTAAAAGACCAGCCTTCATTCTGAACATCAATATTTACTTCACGTAAGATGTTGTGAAGCAAAGCAATCTCAGGATTAGTATGATTCAAAGAGTTGACTGGGGCTTGACCGATACTCCCCAGAATTGAGTTGACTGCGGATAGTTCGGTATCGAGTGAAATCGTGGAGGGAGTAGTCATATAAGTAAAAAAAAGGGACCCCGAAGGATCCCCATAGTTGGATAAAATTAAGAAGCGTTTGCTGGGTAGGTAGCACCGAACGCAGCAGGAGCAGAAGAACCTGCATACAGCTCGACACAAGCAGCAGGGTTCAGGAAGTCTGCACCCATAGCCATACGGCCAAGGATTACATCACCCTGGTACAGAACAGACACGTCTCCACTGGTCACCTGGACCTGAGGACCGATTGCTTCAACAACACCAGCAGCTTCGCGTTGGAACACGAGGCCACAAGTGGAATCAAAAGCATTCTGTTCACCGTAGTTGTTGTTCATACCGGCAACACCACCGCCATCTTCAAGTGCAGTGTCACTACCGATGAAGTCACCTGTGTTACCAGGAGTGGTGACAGCGCCACCGTACTTAACACCGTAGTTGCCAAAGAACGGAATGTTCATTGACTTGTAGATCTTGATGCCAGCAATCTCAATGATGCCGTTGCCGGACTGCAATGCAGTGCCTTGAGCATCACGATTTACCAGGCCGTTGGAACCAACAGCTTGGATCAATTCGTAGTATTGACGTGGGTTCAATACGGCCACACGTCCGTCAGTGCTGACTCCCTTTTCGTCGAGAGCAGCGGCTGCATCGTAGAAAGCACCAATCAGTTTTGCTGAGTTGTATGCATCAGCTTCTGCAGTACCGACAGCAACTTGTGTACCACCGGGTTCTGCAAAGTTAGTAGCAGCGACCGGAGAAGCAATACGTGCACCTTTAGCGATAGCACGGAAGATCAGACGGTCATACTTTTCTGCGAGTGCATAGCCGATCTTCTTAGAGATCTCACCACGCAATTCGTAATGAGCAAGTGTCTCATCGAGCTCATATACGAAGGCAGAACTAATCAGAAGATCATCAATAGTGATCGTCTTCTCAGCCACTGGAGGTGCACCTTCAGAGTTACCTAGGATGCTGTTACCTGGAGTATGAAACTCAGATGTCATACGACCGGTGTAGATGAACTGCAAAGATTTGCCGTTCTTGAGTGTACGCTTCGTGACAAGATCACGTGCGATTGTGTTATGTTGGAACCCTTTAAACATCTCTCCACTGAAGAGTTTAAGATAAAGAGCACGCTTATCACCCGCAAGATTCTGCTGGCCTAGATTGACTAGCTGTGCGGGGTTAACTGAAGACTGTTGAGCCATTGTTACTAATTAAATAAAATAAATGTTGATATAACCTATCCAAGATCTTGAAATTTTTGTGGTCTATTCCCACCGTCTAGACGGCAAAGGGTATCCTCCGTAGAGGGCCAATGCCAATTGCTAAGGGAGGATTTGCACCTCCCAATGACAGAACTACTTAGCGGCTTTTAAGGTAAGCCACACCGCGGTAGACAAGCTTCTGCTGCTTTGCAGCTTGGGCTTGCTCACGCACACGCTGACGAAGTTCAACGTTTGGCATATATCCTCCATAAGAGAACTGAGGGACCCCGTTCCATGTCACCTCATGTCATGCGTCCCGAAGGATGAACGGACTTTTGTTTACTTGCTATTCCTAAGTTGACTTTGCAGTTTTTTTACTTTTGCAAAATCACCACTAATAGCAGCTTGCTTGATTTGTTTTTGTAGCTTGAGTTTCGACACAAGGCCGACATGGTTAGGCATTTGTTTTGCCATATGTTCTATCCAATAGAAGGTGCAGTCAGAGCTACCTGTGTGGTAGACGCTGCTGCCAGATCAAGTGGGAAGTTATGAGCATTACGCTCATGCATTACTTCCATTCCAAGTCCCGCACGGTTAAGAATGTCAGCCCAAGTAGGGACAACGTGGTTCCCAGTATCGACAATGGATTGATTAAAGTTGAATCCGTTAAGATTGAAAGCCATAGTGCTAACACCCAGGCTTGTAAACCAAATGCCAAGCACAGGCCATGCAGCCAAGAAAAAGTGGAGACTACGCGAGTTATTAAATGAAGCATATTGAAAGATCAATCGTCCGAAGTAACCATGTGCGGCTACAATGTTGTACGTCTCTTCTTCTTGCCCAAACTTATACCCATAGTTCTGAGATACATTTTCGGTCGTCTCCCTAACCAAGGAACTGGTGACAAGAGAGCCATGCATAGCACTGAACAAAGACCCACCAAATACGCCGGCAACACCAAGCATATGGAAAGGATGCATAAGAATATTGTGTTCAGCTTGGAAGACAAACATGTAGTTGAAGGTGCCGGAAATGCCAAGAGGCATCGCATCTGAGAAAGAACCTTGTCCAAAGGGATATACCAAGAAGACAGCACTAGCCGCAGCTACAGGTGCTGAGTAAGCAACGAAGATCCAAGGACGCATACCTAGCCGGTAGCTAAGTTCCCATTCGCGTCCCATGTAAGAGTAGATACCGATAAGGAAGTGGAAGACAACGAGTTGGAATGGTCCACCGTTGTACAGCCATTCATCGAGACTTGCTGCTTCCCAGATGGGATAGAAGTGGAGTCCGATTGCATTTGAAGACGGGACAACTGCTCCCGATATAATGTTATTTCCATAGAGGAGCGATCCAGCAACTGGTTCACGAATGCCATCAATATCAACAGGTGGTGCGCCAACGAAGGCAATAATGAAACAAGTGGTTGCAGCAAGCAACGTGGGAATCATGAGGATTCCAAACCAACCGACATACAGACGGTTGTTGGTAGAGGTAACCCAGTTACAAAAGGCTTCCCAGTTATTTAGTTTTTGTGGTCTTGAAAGTACAGCAGTCATTTAAGTAATAGTTCATGGTTGGGTAAGTAAGATTAAGTAAGACCAGTTTTAAGCCTTGGCTGGCTAGAGCTAGGGGAGGAATTGCACCTCCCGTTAAATCTATTTAGCTATTTTTTCTTAGCAGTTTTTGCTGAGCGTTTGAAGTTAGCTTTAGTAGGAGCACCAGCGGAGCCAGCTTTCCTCATCTTCTCTCCACTACCTGCAGCAATACGCTTGCGTTTGGCGTGGATGTTTGCATAGAGACCGGGTTTAGCCATTTAACATTTCCATTTACGTAGTGCCAATGCCTTACGGGTTGGCTTGCCATTTGGTTTTTTCATAGGACCTTTAACACCAGACATACGAGCACAGAAAGATCTTTTACGTGCTCCTCCGCCAGGCTGAGGTGCCTTTAAATTTGAACCTGTAGCTCTGTTGTACTTCTTACGGCCAGCCGCCGTCAGTCCTCCAGAGCGAGACTTGTGCTTACCTATCTTGAGGCTAACATTTTTTGCCACCCTTCATACCTTTCTTAGGTGGACGACCTTTCTTTGTACCGTACGTTCCTTTACCTTGTGGCATCACCAAACTCCAGGGATAAGTTGACCAGTCAGTGCATAAGCACCTAGTGCTGCGATGACACCTAGCATTGCCAGACGACCATTGAGCAGCTCAGCATTAACGTTGTGATTCACTTTAGTTTCATCCATATACATGCGTGGTTCTGTAGGCCAGATCTGTGTATCGTTCATCAGAAGTTGTACTTCAGACCTGCCTTGGTTCCGTAGCTAGTGGTATCACCAGTCAGGAAAGACACCTCTCCATAGACAGAAAGCGCATCGTTAATTCCATAGGAACCACCAGCTTTACCAGACAGTTCGATGTCACCATCAGCATTGTCAGGAGCAAGCAGGGCAGGTCCTCCCTGCACATACCAGTTAGCACCTTCGTAACCAACGTGTACATCTGTCGCGGAGCCGGTGTAATCAGATCCGGAAAATCCGGAGTTGACTTCTACATTGGCGTAGGGTCCAGCCTGTGCAGCAGCACCAGCAGAGAGCAAAAGGCTAGTAATAATAATAGATTTCATGTTAAGTAAATAAGGGGTGTAAATTAAAAGTTGAGATCTGAACGATCAAGTTTTTCTAGCAAGTCATTACGATATGCAGGATCTG